TGAAAAGTGTTACAATGATGGCACATTGGAGCTCAACCACAAATCCTGTGAGATGATTGCTCGTGATTTAAACGACATCATCAAGGCAAGATATCCTGGTCGCAAGACCTCGATCGATGTTAGCGAGGATGGCGAGAACGGCGCTATCCTTATGTTTCACAACTCCTTTTAAATAGGAAATTAGCATTATGGCACAACCTGCCTACATTCAAAAAACTCTCCGCATGAAGCCCGAAGTAACAAAGATCTTTGATGATCTTGATGCTTGGTTGGACCATTGCCGATTCAATCTTCTTCCTTTTAATCCTGCAGATTTGTACAAGTCTCAAGAATATAGGTATTTTTCTCGCCCTGCATACGCTGGGAAAAATTTCAGAAAAGATTATCGTCCTAAGAGTCATGACAATTTTTCTCGTTGATTTAGAATCAGTAGAGACAAGGTACACGGGTCAATGGAAGGCCCATGTACCTTCCTTACTAAAGAAAGCAGGACATAATGTACGAGTTATATCAGGACCTGGAGACATTCCTCCAGCAACTACGCCAGGAGCTTTTCTTAACTTTGGTGGCACCAATATATACAAGGCTAATCAAGTTGAACAAATTAGCCGCCTATTTTGCAATGGATCCATTGTGGCTGGCGATCACTTTGTGTTTACTGATGCGTGGCATCCAGGAATTATCAATCTCAAATACATGAGTGAACTGCTAGGCATTCCGGTAGTTACACATGGTCTCTGGCATGCTGGTAGTTATGATCCTCAAGACTTCTTAGGTCGTCTTGTTGGCAAGAAGAAGTGGGTTAGAAATGCTGAGAAGAGTTTCTTCCACGCATTTGACCACAATTACTTTGCTACAGAATTCCATGTTAAATTATTTTTTGACGAACTATTAGAGGATGGCTGGCCTACTGAAAATCCATGGTATGAAGAAGACTGGGACGAACGCTATGACAGTGGAAAAATTGTAAAGACTGGCTGGCCTATGGAGTATATGGAAGATACATTAACTATGTATAAGGGCATGAAAAAACGTGATCTTATACTGTTCCCTCATCGCATAGCGCCAGAGAAACAGGTTGATATTTTCCGTGACTTAAAAGAACACCTACCACAATATGAATTTGTTGTTTGTCAAGATCAAGAACTGTCAAAGAACGAATATCATAATTTACTAGGTGAGGCTAAGATTGTGTTTAGTGCAAGTTTGCAAGAAACACTAGGCATTGGTTGTTATGAAGGTGCTATTGTAGATGCTATTCCAATGGTCCCGGATCGCTTATCATACAGTGAAATGTATTACGAAGGATTTAAATATCCTAGCGAATGGACACAAGATTGGGACAGCTATTTGCAACACAGACAAGAATTGTGCCATCATATTATTGTTACAATGACACACTATGAAAAGAGATTGCCTCAGTTACGTAAACAAACACACGATTTAACTGATAATTTCTTTAGTGCAAATAAGTTGTTGGATAAATTCAAATAAATTATAATGCTGTTCTTTTTTAAAAATAAAAACATTGTGTTGGATTGCTTTACATCATCTGATAACGCATACAATCTTTTTAAAATTGAACCAGCAAAAAAATTTATACCTGCATGGTGGAAAAATCTTCCTGCAACTTACAAGGTAGAAACTTCTCTAGCAGAAATGCCTACCATGAGAACATGTCTAGGAATTAATAATAATTTTAAACATGGATTTATCATGCCACTGTGGGCAGAAACTGTTTTGACTATTACACAAGTTGGACACGATAGATGGATTGTGGCAGGACAAGGTGCAGATGCGGCAACCAATGTTGTTAGTCATCATCCTAGTCAATGGGGTGATTTCATTGATAACATTAAGTATATGCATATAAAAATTAGTGCTCCGTGGCTGTTTAAATGCAATGAAGATATCAACTGGATGTGGACACAACCTAGTTGGAATGTTAAGGCATTTGACGAGTATTCAGTATTACCTGGTATTATTGATTTTAAATATCAATCAAATGCAAATATCAATATAATTGCTAGAAAACTTAATAGTAACAATCAACCAAATCTTGTAAATATTCCCGCTGGTCAACCATTGGTGCATCTTGTTCCTATCACTGAGCGTAAAGTTGAAATTAGAAATCATCTTATTTCTCCCAATGAATGGAACAAGATTAATTCAGAAAATTCACATATTAGCTATATAAACAGTTACGCAAAAAAGAAATATATTCATAAAAAAATTGAATTAGAACCTAAATGCCCTTTTAACTTTGGAAGAAAGTAAATATGAAATTGTTATTAACATTCCTAGAAAAATTAGGCCGCAAACGTATTGTAATGGATAGACAAGATAATGAACCTTATCTTGAACGTTACTACATTTTTCTCAAAGATAGAAAGCGGTTTCCCTTTAATGTATTCATCCATAAGTTTCTTAAGTCAGATCCTGATGATGTGCATGATCACCCATGGCCTTACGCTACACTTATCTTAAAAGGTGGATATCATGAATGGACTCCTGTATTTGATGGAGACGGAAAGAAGATTGCAGAAACCTGTACATGGAGAGGTCCCGGACATTTTCGTATATGTAGTGCTACTAGCTATCATCGCATTGAGCTCGATCCTAATATAACAGCATGGACAATGTTTATGCCCGGTCCTCAAAAACGCGAATGGGGATTTTTAGTTAATAACAAATGGATACATAACGATACATACCTAACAGAGAAAGCAGTAAAATGAACGCAAAAGAAAAAGAAGTAATGGACATTCTACAAGAGGAATGTGCAGAGGTAATCCAAGCAGTTAGTAAAATTAGTCGATTTGGCTTAGATAATTTTAAGCCAGGCAAGCCTAAAACAAACCGTGAGCATTTAGAAGAAGAGCTCGGTGATCTGTATGCTATGATTGAAATACTTCAAGAGCTAGATGTAGTGAGTTGGTCCAATATTGAAAAAGCCGCTGAGGCTAAAAGAGAAAAACTTAAACAATGGTCTAACATTTTTACGCTTTGAATTTAGTTATCGATCTGTCTTGATCGTTGCTACACACCTGCATTCCGCAACTGTGTGGAGCAACAGGAAACACAAAATCTTTATCCCATATTGATCCAAAAGATTTATCATTACACCAACTGCCTGTAGCCCAACCATTATGAGAGATAATTAATCTCTCAATTCCTGCATTGCATAACATCCCTGAATAAGATGGATTTTCTAAAACTTTAATCTCATTCCTTTCTTTAAAATTGTTATCCTTAAAAAACTTCTGTTCTTTTACTAGTTTATTTTTAAACACTCGTTTCTTATTTCCAGTAATACCAGATTCCGTTCCAACATCACCTGACATTGTTCGGAGCTGTTTTTGTGTATAAGGAAACATACCTATCGAATTGTCTGCTTCTATATAAAGTACAGTTTTTGAAACAACGATATTAAATTCTGTTTCAACATCTTTCGCACGTTGCATATCTTCGTTAAAGTAATCAGGTCGAATAGGTACTATTACATTAATTGGTTTATTGGCCTTTTGAAATGCTTGGATAATAAATCTTATTAAATTTGGATTTTGCCAATAATGATATGACAGGTGTAACGAATCAACATGCGGTTCAATTGCCCACCAATCTAACCAAAGTTTACCGCCGTTAGTTTTTAGATCAATATTACCGCCTCGTTCTTTACACAACTTTAGCATCATAGGAAAATCAAACATGTCCAATGGTTCACCACCATCAAAAAACCAATCAATTTTTCTATCCAATGAGTCATAATGATTTATTATTTTTTTAGTAACTTCCATATACTCTAAAATACCTCTAGGCATTTCCCCTCCATAGAATCTAGTGGGACAGTAGCTACATGATGCTGTACAGTAGTCATTAAGCATCCAATTGATTTTAGTTCTTAAATTACTCATTATTTTACCATTAGTGTTGACAAACCTAAATATTAGTGTATAATATATTTAATACTTTTTCTAGGACAATAAATGAGTAAAATTAAAATAGCGGAACTATTCTACAGCATACAAGGAGAAGGACGTTATATGGGTGTCCCGAGTGTGTTCCTTAGAACTTTCGGCTGTAACTTTACCTGTAGCGGATTTGGTATGCCGCGTGGCGATTCAAGTGCAGAAGTTGAAACTATTGCGTTTGCTCATGCTAATACCCCTTACACAGACTACAAAGATTTACCTCTTGTGAGCACAGGATGTGACAGCTATGCGTCATGGGATCCAAGATTTAAAGATCTAAGTCCGTTATTGACTACAGATGCTATTATAGAACGTATCATGGAAATACTTCCACACGGTGAATGGCGTGATGAACATTTGGTTATCACAGGCGGTGAGCCATTGCTAGGTTGGCAAAAGCAATATCCGGATCTTTTAAGTAATCCTAAAATGCACGGATTGAAAGAGATTACCTTTGAGACCAATGGCACAATGAGATTGACCACAGGTTTTAAAGATTTCTTAACAGCATGGCAACAGCCCGCATTGGGCTGTAAAAAAGATCATGAGATTACGTTCAGTGTCAGTGCTAAATTGCCAGCAAGTGGAGAACCATGGGCAGATGCTATTAAACCCAAAGTTGTTTGCGATTATGAAAATTACGGCACAACATATTTGAAGTTTGTTGTAGCAACAGAGCAAGATATTGAAGATGCATTAAAGGCCATGGAAGAATTCCGTGCCGAAGGTTTTAAAGGGCATGTATATTTGATGCCAGTCGGCGGAGTTGAATCAGTATATGCTCTAAATAATAAAACAGTAGCACTAGCGGCTATGAAGCACGGACTTCGCTACAGCGACAGATTGCAGGTACCGTTGTTTAAAAATGAGTGGGGAACTTAATATGAAACAATTTATTAAAAGACTGTTTGGATTTAAAGATCCAGAACCAGTGGTTGTTAAAGAAGAAGTTGTAAAACTTAGTCCAAAAGAAATTGCTACAGCCAATAAAGAACCGTGGGTGCAAGTATTAGATACTCATGTAAACAAAGACAATATCCGCAACGGATTCTTTGAGCTTGACTGGAATGAGTATTTTGTGTTACAATTGAAAGAAGCAGGATACAAAGGTGATTCAGAAGAAGCCATAGTTGATGCATGGTTTGGAGAACTATGCAGAAATGTTGGCAACGAATCAGGCATTAATATGAATCAGCGTACAGCAGGTTATATTAACGTAAACAATTTAGGTGATGGTAGAACTGAGGTTTCTTAATGTCAAAGACATATATTTTAGTAGACACGGCAAATACATTCTTTAGAGCACGACATGTTGTACGTGGTAGCTTAGAAGATAAGGTAGGTATGAGTTTAGCCACTGTATTAGGCAGTGTCCGCAAGGCTTGGAGAGACTTTAATGGCAATCACGTCATCTTCTTCTTAGAGGGGCGTAGCTGGCGCAAGGACTTTTATGCGCCTTACAAACGTCAACGCACAGAAGCTCGTGCGGCACAGAGTCCTCGTGAACAAGAAGAAGACCGTGTGTTTTGGGAAACGTTTGATCAGTTTAAAGATTTTGTTATCAATAAAACTAATAGCACAGTACTGCAACATCCACAGCTTGAAGCAGACGATCTCATTGCTGGTTGGATACAAAATCATCCAGAAGACACCCACGTGATCATTAGCACAGATGGAGACTTTGCACAATTAATAGCGCCTAACGTGAAACAATATAATGGTGTGATGCAGATTACAACAACGCACGAGGGATACTTTGATGAAAAAGGTAAACCTGTTAAGGATAAGAAAACTAATGAAGTAAAAGGTGCGCCAGACCCTACATGGTTGCTCTTTGAGAAGTGTATGCGTGGTGATACTTCAGACAATATCTTTAGTGCTTATCCGGGAGTACGTGAGAAAGGCACAAAGAATAAGGTTGGTCTCCGTGAGGCCTATGCCGACAGAAATAACCGCGGATATTCTTGGAACAATCTCATGCTTCAGCGTTGGACAGATCACGAAGGTGCCGAACACCGCGTACTAGATGATTACACTCGTAATGTAAAACTCTGCGATCTGACTGCACAGCCAGATGACATTAAAACTATTATTAATGATACAATTAATACTGCCACAACCGCAGAAAAAAATATTCCGCAAGTCGGGGTTCGTTTGTTAAAATTCTGTGCAGAGTTTGACTTACAAAAAATAAGTGAACAAGTACAAAGCTATGCAGATCCACTTAATGCAAGGTACGTAGCATGAATGTTATATCAAAAGTATTAATTCCAAATAAAGAATGGATTATTGAAGACCGTGGTGAGAAAATAGGTTCTATTGTCAAACTTAAAAAGGGCTATGAATTTTTTAGACATGGCAAAAAATTAGGATTTAAAGATCTTAACGAGGTAAAAGCAGGCATTGGTGTTAATTTAATTGAAGGCCGAAATGTTCCTAAATTTGAAATTGAATCCGTAATACCAATGATCTATGATTTTCCTTGTAGCTCAAAGCCTTACGAATCAGTGTACAATGTTAAAAAGAAACTACCACTGTTTGCTAAAAGTGCAAAGAGTAAAAGCCAATATTGTGCAGGCTACTATGTAATTCAATTCCGTAAAGGATGGGTTAAAAGTTTTTGCCCTAAACTGATCACACTAGAACGTTATCCATTTCACGGACCGTTTAAGTCTGAACAAGAAATGAAAACAATGTTAAACACTGTTAACAAAACATGAAACAACTTAACACATTGCCCATTGAAGATTTTATAGAAAAATCAAGAATAGCTAGAAAGACTGGTCAAAAATCACTGACTATGACCCAAAAAGAATATAGTGACCTAAGTGATAGCCTAGGTATGGTTATGACTAGATTAACAGGCAAGTTAGATCAAACATTGTCAGAAAATGTCATGCCAGAGAAAATTGAAATCAAAGTAGATGGGGGCAGGTTTTAAAAAAACCGATAAATATATACGCACTTTTTCGGAGTACGTATATATGAGCAGGCCAAAACCCAAGGTTTTATTAGAAATAACAAATAAAAAATCCTACAAAACTGACCAAGTTTTAGAGTCTGATGCCATCTGGGCAGTGTTTTATCAAGATAAACCTATTAATTTAAAAACCAGTAGTCTAGTTGCACAACAATTAGGACCAAAATATAAAAAAGTTAGTTTTTCAAACAGCGGTCATGCATTTAATCTAGCAGAAAAATTAAACAAGTTATTCAATTGCAAAGATGATTTTTCCGTTTATAAACTAACAACTGGCGAAAAAATCACAGATGAATCAAAAGTATGAGATCACCAAACTAGTATTAGAAGCTAAAGGACTAGCGTCTGATGAAAAACGGATTAAGCAAACTATCCCAATTTGGTGGGTCAATCCAAGAAGAAAAGAAAAAGGCGGTCTGCGCCTAACTGAACAAGGATTCGATTGTCTGCAACAAGCAGATATCAAATGCTATGAAATTAGATTTGATGAGCCCATTTTCTTTACCAATAAATTAGCCATTTGGATAGATCAAAATATAGACTGCCCGTTTTATCTAAACAATAAACGTATTTGGGTATTTGGAGAAAAGATGGCAGTTCAATTAGTGTTGTTTTCTGGCAACATTGCAAAATTTCAAAGAGCTCGAGAAAGATTTGCAGAAAAACAAAAAAACACTTGACAAGAGACAAGATCTTTGCTATAATTAACGTACTGTAAAACATACAGCTTCCACAGTTTTTTAAAGAAGGTACACTATGTCAAAAGAGATTTCAGCGCATCGTACAGTTAGCCCTAACGAAGCCAAAGCGGCTATCCGTAAGTGCATGAAAAAGCAACGCCCCGTGTTTATGTGGGGTCCCCCCGGAATTGGTAAGTCCGATATTGTTAAACAGCTCGGCGCTGAACAAGATCGTAATGTGATTGACGTTCGTTTGTCACTTTGGGAACCCACTGATATTAAAGGTATTCCATTTTATAATGCTAATTTGGGAACAATGAGTTGGGCTCCTCCACTTGAGTTTCCACAAGATCCTGAGGATACTTCCATCCTGTTCTTGGACGAATTGAACAGTGCGGCTCCTGCTACACAGGCCGCGGCTTATCAACTTATTTTGAATCGTCGTGTTGGTACTTACCAATTGCCCAAAGGTGTAACTATTGTTGCCGCAGGTAATCGTGAAACTGACAAGGGCGTTACGTTCCGGATGCCTGCTCCGTTGGCTAATCGTTTCTTGCACGTTGAACTCCGTTGTGATTTTGATGACTGGCACACCTGGGCTGTTAGCAATCGTGTTCATGAACAGGTTGTTGGATATTTGGGTTTTGCCAAGCAAGACTTGTATGACTTTGATCCACGCTCTGCGTCAAAGGCTTTTGCTACTCCACGTAGCTGGTCTTTTGTCAGCGAATTGTTGGAAGAAGACGATGTCCCAGAAAGCACATTGACTGATTTGATTGCAGGTGCAGTTGGTGAAGGTCTTGCTGTTAAGTTTATGGCACATCGTAAAGTGGCCAAGCAAATGCCTAAGCCAGAAGATGTATTGAGCGGTAAGATTAAGAAGTCTGAGATCAAAGAAATCTCTGCAATGTATTCATTGACTATTAGTCTGTGCTACGAGCTTCAAGAAGCTGACCGCAAAAAGGTTAAGAATTGGGATTCAATGGCAGATAACTTCTTTGGCTTTATGATGGATAATTTCCCAACTGAATTAGTTGTTATGGGTGCCAAAGTTGCGTTGACTAACTATCAACTGCCATTTGATGCTAGCAAATTAAGTAACTTTGACAAGTTCCATACTAAGTTTGGTAAGTACATTATCCAGGCAATGGAAGGTTAAAATTGGACCCCGCGGGGTCCTTTTTTACTTGCTCTTTGAGCAAAAAGAATATATAATAGTATTATCGCAACTAGGAGTTATTATGGCCGTAATGAAACAAGAAAAACAAAAGAAACAAGATTGGGTAGGTAAAACATTTACCGAAGCTGAGAAAGCTAAAATTCTTGACAAGCTGATTACAGCCCGTGTAGGACTGTTGCTTCGTCATCCGTTCTTTGGCAACCTTGCTACTCGAATGAAAATGGTTGATGGCAGTGAGTGGTGTAATACACTGGCCACAGATGGTCGTAATTTTTATTACAATGTTGGCTTTGTTAACAAGCTAACTCCTAAAGAAGCAGAGTTTGGTTTTGCACACGAAGTTCTACATAATGTCTTTGATCACATGGGACGTCGAGACAGTCGAGATCCGCAACTGTCTAACATTGCCGCAGACTATGCGGCTAATCAAATTCTCAAAGATGAGAGAATTGGTACAGTGCCAAGTTTTATCCAGATTTTCCAAGACGACAAATATCGTGGATTCAGCTATGAACAAATCTACGACGACCTTGAAAGCAAGTCTATCAAAATAGATATTAATAGTCTTGGTGAGTTGCTTGACGACCACTTAGACGGCGAAGGCGATGGAGACGGTAATGGAGGAGACGGCGAAGAGATTGATGGTAATGGTAAAGGTCGTCCTCGATTAACTGCTGAAGAAAAGAAACAAATTCGCGACGAAATCAAAGAAGCTATGGTTGCTGCCGCACAGGCCGCAGGTGCTGGCAGAGTTCCTGCAGGTGTTCAGCGTATGATCAAAGATTTTACAGAACCTAAAATGGACTGGCGCCAACTGTTGCGTATGAATATCCAAAGTATTCTTAAAAGCAACTTTAGCTTCAGCCGCCCTAACCGCAAGTCACAGCACTGCGGTGCTATCTTGCCAGGTATGTTGAATCAAGAAACTATTGATGTTTCCATTGCCATTGACATGTCAGGTAGTATTTCAGACAAACAAGCCAAAGACTTTATCAGCGAAGTTAAAGGCATTATGGACGAGTACGTGGACTTTAATCTCGACTTGTGGTGCTTTGACACAGAAGTCTACAACTATGCTCGTTTCACAGGCGACTGTGCTGATGACATTATGAGCTACGAAGTCAAAGGCGGTGGTGGTACTGACTTTGATGTAAACTTTGAGTTT